GACGTGGAAGTCGGACAGGATAAGCCCGTAACCGCGCAGCCTGAAAACAAAACAATTTCAAACGAGGTAAAGAAAATGGAAGATAAAGAACTCTCCGAACTCTTGACCAATACCGCAAAGGCTGCGGCTGATGAGGCTGTGAAATCCTACGTCGCCGCTAATGAGGAAGTCAAGAAATCCGCGCCTGTGATTCAGGTGACGGTGGACGAGGCGGATCGCCCGTTCAAAAATATCGCAGAGCAATGCGCCGCAGTCAAGGCGTACACCCAGTCATTTGGTCAAAAGCAGCACCCGCGCTTGAAGGCGTTGAAGGCTGTGCAGGGCGCGTCCGAAGGCGTCCCTACCGATGGCGGGCTATTGCTCGAACCCACCCTCTCCACAGAGGTAATGATGCCGATGCACGATGAGGGCGTGTTTTACGCTGATGTTCGCAAACTGCCCGTGAGTGCAAACTCGAATAGCGGATGGATCAATGGCGTTGATGAAACCTCCCGCGCCACTGGCTCGCGCTGGGGCGGCGTGCGTGGTTATCGTCTCGCCGAAGGCGATACCGTTACCAAGAGCAAGCCGACATTCCGCCGCATCCAGTGGGAACTCAAAAAGTACGGCGTGCTTGTGTACGGCACCGACGAACTGCTCATGGACGCTTCGCAATTTTCGGCGGTTGTCAATCAGGCAGCCCGCGAAGAATTGGTTTTCATGGTCAATGATGACATCATGAATGGACTGGGCGTCTCCGGCGCCCAGGGCGTCATGCAGTCGGGCGCATTGATTACCGTTACCCGCGATACCGGCGCGTCCATTCTCGGCACAGATATTTCGGCCATGTGGCAACGGATGAGCATTCGCAACAAGCCCCGCGCCAAGTGGTACGTCAACAGTGAGACCGCCCCGCAATTGGATAAACTTTTCGCGGTTGGAAGCACGACGGTTTTGTTCCCGTATGCGGGTTATACCGCCGAGGGTGTTCGGACGCTCTATGGACGCCCCGTCGTAGAAACTGAATTCAATGCCGCATTGAATACAACTGGCGACATCCTGTTGGCCGATATGAGCGAATACCTGCTTTGGGAAAAGGGCGGCGTCGAATCGGCGTCATCGATTCACGTTGAATTCCTGACCGATCAGGAAGTGTTTCGCTTCCTCTACCGCGCCGATGGACAAACCGCGCTGGCGTCTGCGATTACCCCGTACAAGGGAACAAATACCCAGTCGCCGTTTGTTGTTCTTGGCTCCGCCACTTAATGAGGTGACAAAATGAAAGACGCTCGATTCGTTTTTGGTGAAAATATTGTCCCTTTGGTTGCCCCGCAGGACATCGCGGCTGTCGCAACCGCCACCCCGTTTGTTGCGCTGAAAAATGCGCTCCATGCGACGGTGTTCCTTTACTTTGGTAGCATTACTGCCGCATCCGCTGACCAGGCTATCACCGTCACGCTGGAAGCCGCAACCGCTGCCGCGTCTGGAAGCGAAGCCGCAATCGCGTTCAACTACCGCCTGAGCGGTGCTGTTGGCGCGAATACGTGGGGCGCGATTTCCGCCGCGACTTCTTCGGGCGTGAGTATCGCCACCACCGACGATAACAAAATCCTTGCGATTGACGTTGACTTTGCGGGCTTGGATACCGAACTCGCTGACGCCTCGCACATCCGCGCTGTTGTCACCCCCGACGCGGGCGGCACTGCCACCCTGCTTGCGGGATGGGTTGTTCTCGAACCCCGTTACGCCCAACTGACCCACAAGTCTGCTACCTAATCAAATGATGCTGGGAGGGTATAAAAGCCCTCCCAGCAGAAAGCGCACGAGTTGAAAAAACTTGCCATCGTAGGAAGCGACCCAGCAAGCAGACACCTTGCCCCGTTTGAAGATACCGCTTTTGATATTTGGGTATTCAACGAAGCGGCAAACCATGAATGGTGTAAACGCTGGACAGCCGTTTTTCAGATGCACGACCCGAACATTTACACAGGACATAACACCAAAGACCCGAAACATTGGGAATGGTTGCAGCAGTGCCGCAAGAAACCGATTTATATGCAGGACATTGACCCGCTTGTGCCTGATGGCATACGCTACCCGATAGAGGACGCCTTGAAACTTGCGGGGGCTGAAATGTTTACCACGACCTTCGCATACATGGCGGCGCTGGCAATCCTGCAAGGTTACGAGTACATCGAAATTCACGGCATGGGATTATCCGCCAGTGAGTACGATTACCAAAAATTTGGGTACGCTTATTGGATGGGCTTTCTACGCGGGAAACTTGGCGCGGATAACGTGGTCAACACCATCACCCACGTGGGCGCGGACTTGTTCAACTCACCCCGCTATGGCTATGAAGGCAATTTCAGTTTTGGCGCAGAGTATTTTATGCAGCGTTCCGTATTCAACGAAAACAACTGGAAAGCCGCTGAAAAAAGTTTGAATAACTTGACTGACGCCACATTGAAAGCAATCAGGAATTACGACTTTAACAAAGTTCCAGAACTGGCAAAAGAACTACAAGCCGCCGCACTGTTATCAGGCGAACACGCGGGCGCACTGTCTGAATCGGACAGATACCAAAAGTTTGGAAGCCGCTATGCGGACAGAGGCGGCTTCGAGAACGCGGCGGCGAAAGCCCAAAACGAACTCGAAGCCAAACGAATTCTGATATGGCACTTCGGCGGCATGGTTGAATATGTCTGGAACGTCTGGAATCAAAGCAACAACCAGACCGCCGCGCAGCAGTTACGGATTTATATTCAGGAGATGGTCAAGCGTGCTTATGAGGCTGGCGCGATGCTCGGAGTCTACAAAGAGAATATCGAATACCTCAAAAAGTACGATGTGATTGCCAACGCGGGCGGGCGCGTTTTGATAGAGGCATAAAATGAGTTATTGCATACTGGCAGAATTGAAACGCTATTTGAACATCTCATCCGCTACCAGCGCGGAGGATGACCTGCTTCAACAAATGCTTGATGAAGCGTCAAGCCGCATTGATTCATTTTGCGCCCGTCGCTTTTCCGCCGCCGCTGATACTGTCCGATATTTCGACCCGCTGGCAGATGTGATGGAAGATTATCTCTACTTCGACGACGACCTTGCCTATTTGACCGGTATCACGGACGGGGGTGGAACAAACATCACGTCAAGCGTCGTGACCCAACCCCGCAATGACGCGCCTTTTTATGCGGTAAAAATCAAGTCCGATTCTGGTTATTACTGGACATACAACACCGACCACGAAAACGCAATAGAGGTTACGGGACGATGGGCGTATATGGGGAAGGCGACCATCACGGCGTTATCACGCAGTACAAACGTTGTGACCGCAAGTGTGGCGTCCGATGTCATGTTAGGTGCAACCGTGTTTGTGGTTGGTTGCGCTGATACAAGTTTCAACGGTATCTTTACTGTCACATCCAACAACGGCGCGGCTATCACATGGACGCAAACAGCAAGCAATGACACAGACACCACCGCCTATCTGCTTTATACGCCGAATGATATTGTGCGGGCTTGTCGCCGCCTCGCTGCGTGGTTATATCGTCAAAAGGACACCCAGCAGGGCGATAGTGACCGCCCGATTTTGGCGGGCGATGGCTCGGTTATCATGCCGTCCACTTTGCCGCAGGATGTAACCGACACCCTGAAAGTTTACCAGCGGAAGGTCAGAAACTGATGACTAGCCTCCTGCTAACTTTCTTTGATGACCTCGAAGCGATGTCCGTTTCCTTCAAGGACAAGAGCGGCGCAACCGTCATCGCCAACGTATTGAACATTGACGAAAAAGCCGACAGCATCCAAACCGCCCATCTGCCTTGCCGCATTATCACACAAACGGCAAACGACAGCGGCGAGATTTTCAAGGGAGCGGGTATCAATGCGACATGGAACATCACAGATTTGTTTTTACTGGATACCGTCGCCCGCGATATTTCGCCCGCGATTCAAATGCCAGTCTTGCAGCGGTACAAGGTTGCCTATTTGGATAAGTTGTTTTTGATGTGGCAAATCGTACACGGGTACAGCACAGAAACGCAGACGTTGAACTACACTGCCATGACGGGGAAGTTTGAATATCCCGCAGG